TTTTTATGAGATTCAAGGCTTGCTCTTGGTTTTTATTTATAAGAAATTAACGTATGGAATCCTTCCATATCCTTAAATAATCCCTGATTTTTAATAGCTGTATGTTCCACAGAAATTATTTCATAACCCTCTTTTTGCATTTTCGTTAAAATATTATCTATTTGGGTAGTATATTTGTCTTCTACTCCAAAAAGTTGATTAATCCATTTACTAAGGCTATTTATCATAAGAACATGTGTAAATCCATCCTTTGGAGCTATGTGTGATTTTACTTCTTTTTCATAGATGTTATCACTTTGTGCTTTTTGTGTTTTCGTAAACATTTCCATTATTTTCTCCTTACCAGTTTAGTGATGGCGCACATTATTTATCTAGCTTTTTCTGAGTTCAAGACATAGCTCGTTATTTTTATTTAAACAAGTCCCATATAGAGAATGTTGTTTTTTTATAAACTTTATTATAAGCAGCTTTTTTCGGATTTTTAACCCATCCCATACCCTTTTTCCCGTAACCAGGAATCAGGGCTTTTTTTACTTTACGTTTATATTTTGCAGTTGTTCTAGCTTTTAAACTTTTTGTAAGGCTAGGTTTTCTAACTCCAAATTTCATAAGTTCTCCTATTCGATATTTAAATGAAATTCAAGACATTGCTCGTCGTTTTTTATTGTTTAAATGTTTTCTGGAGTAAACCAATCAACTACTTCGCCGACGATGTTCCAGTATTCCCCATCTTCAGGAGGAACTGGCAAGAAACGATCACGATACTTCTCGTTAATAGAATGAAGAACAAGTTCGTTTTCAACAATGCTAACTTCTTTAACCCAAGAAGTCCCATCATAATCTACTACATATATTCCACCTTGAGGAGTATCATAGTTTTGTCTAATTAGAATGACATCGCCGTCGTGTAAAGTAGGTTCCATTGAATCTCCATCAACAACTGTAGCAAAGTCAAAACGAGGTAAATTATTTCTTGAAGTATAGTAAGTAGTTTTTTCGTTTTCTCCATAATGAAATCCAAAACCAGCTGAAACTTTTTCTACAGTCTCAATAGGAATAAGCTTATTTTTTTCCGTTGTTTTATTAATATCTAATACATTGTTCTTTTGTTCGTCAAGTTGATTACTTGCAAAATTTAAAACTTTTTTTTGACGCTTTGAATTAAGTAAATCAAAAATATCATTTAATTCTTTTTTTATAGGGTCTGTTTTATTTTCTGAATCTCCTATCCCTAAAATATCAAGCGGGGAAATTCCAAGAGCTTTAGAAAGAGAAACAATCTTATCTCTACCCATATTTTCAATCATACCGTTTTCCCATTTTCTAACGGTTGATTTACCAACGCCTACAATTTCACCAACTTGTTCAAGAGTTAATTTCTTTTCTAGCCGTTTTTCTTTCAATATGTTTTCCATGGTTCAAAATCTCCTTTTTTACATTATAGCACTAAAGTGTCGTAAAGTACACAAAAAAAGCAAGTAAACCATAAAAATATTTATTTTAATAAAAAAGTGTATTTTAAGACACAAAATGCTTGGCATGGTATTTTTATAATGATATACTGAAAGTGTCTTAAGGGACATAAAGAAAAGAAAGTCGGTGAACAATGAAATCAAATCAATTTCTTGGACGTTTAAAATCAATGGGTAAAAATGTTGATTGGCTAGAAAGCCAAATGACTAAGAACGGAGAACAAGTTTCTCGTTCCGCGATTTATAAAAAGCTTCGTGGAGAGTCTGAGTTTACAGCTCAACAAATAAAAGTTATCAGCAAAGTAATGAATTTTACAAATGATGAAATGCTTGATATTTTTTTTGAAGAATTAGTGTCTTAAAAGACACTGATAAAAGAAAGGGTTCTAAAATGAACAAATTGATTAAAATTTCGTCAAATGAAAATGACGAACAAGAAGCAACAGTTAAATCTTTACTTATCGAAGCAAATGAATTAATTAAAGCAGCCTTCTCGGACTATGGAATTCAAAATGAAGACGGAGAACAAATCACTCGAAAAGAATTTGCTGACTTAGTTGGTCAAAAAATTTGGCTAGCGGCAGATATTTTAGGAATTGAATTAGATTGAGTTTTTGGACAGTTGGTTTTTGCTTACAAAACACAAACTTAATAAAGCTTATCAAAAATTATCAGCGCTTATCATAACGATACACGCATAATTTATGGGAAATTATCAAAGTTTATCATAGGTTATTAAGTTAAGAACATTTGGAAAAAATAGACTTTATACGCATTGTACAATTTCAATAAATAGATATCTCTTTGTAATTAAAGAATGCTAAAGTTTCAATATCAACAGAGAGGAATTCATAAAACATGAATCAATTAGAAAATACATTAACTTCATTGGAAGTTGCAGAAATGGTTAGCAAAAATCATAAAGAAGTTTTGCGTGATATAAGAAAGATTATTGAACAATCAGGTCAGCGCAAAGTTGCGCTCACGTATTTCCAAGAAGATACTTATGAAGATGTTCAAGGAAAGAGTCAACCAATGTATCGAGTAACCAAAAAAGGGTGTGAGATTTTTGGAAATCGAATGGCTGGTGCTAAGGGAACACAGTTTACTTTTGGTTATGTTGAGCGGTTCAACCAAATGGAGCAACATATCAAACAACAACCAGATATTTCAAATCTTAGCCCTGAACTTCAAATGTTTAATCAAATGTTTCAAGCAGTAGCAAACCAGGAGCAAAAATTGCTTGAAGTTAATGACAAAGTAGATAATATTTCTGAAATTGTTGCTTTGAATACTGCTAATTGGCGTAACGAAACAGGTAATTTCATTCGTAAAATTGCACTAAAGCAAGGAGGAGGAGTTGCCTTTAAAGAAATCAATCAACAAATTTATGCAGAAGTCGAACGACGAGGCGGTTTTAAATTTAATATTCGATTGAGAAATATGCAAACTCGTCAAATTGAAAAAGGTTATAGCAAATCTGCTGTTAAAAAGTTAAACAAACTTGATGTTATTGAAGCTGATAAAAAAGCTACTCAAATTTATATTCAAGTAGTTAAAGAGTTTGCTATTAAGTACCAAGTAGAACTAGCTTAGAAAGGAAATCAGATGGAATATAAAGATGATGATTACTTGACTACTCAGCAAGTAGCGGAAAAGTTTTCCATCCATGCCCAAACTGTTTATCGACGTAGAAAAGCAATGGAGCTATTTCCACAATTCAAGTCTGGCATTTTCATGAATGGACGTAGATTTCGATACAAAGAAATTAGAGATTTCATGCAGTTTGTAAATACTCCTGAGTATAAGCAAGAACTTAAAAAGCGTCAATCAGTTATCAAATAAGAAGAGGCACTCATGACCTACACATACATAGTCAACCCTGAAACGGGGGAAATCCTGTTTGACCTGGTTCACGACTTAATCACACAGAATATCAGAGCAATCAAGCTTATTGCAAAGAAATTAAATGCGGTGCTTCGCTAGAAAAGAGAAAAAATGGAAAAAGAAGTAACAGTAAAAGTAACTATTGAAAATATTGACGAATTAAAAAACCTGTCCCAAAAACTTAAGGAGCAGGTTCGCGAAGTGTATAAAACACTCAATGAGATTAATGAATTTGAAATGTTTACTAAGTTATCAATTAATCAGCAAGACCGATGATTTCAAAATCTGTTTCAGGATCGATAATAAGTAAACGAAGTTCTGCGCCAGAATTCAAAAATTTAGGATTATAAATTGCAAATTCATTAACTCTTTCGTTAATTGTGTTAGGAAATTTAATCAATTCATTTAAAGATTGATATTCATCTTTACTGATTAACCAATCTGGTTTTCTGCCAAACTTTAACGTTAAAGCATCGATATGGTCGTCAAGACTAAATTCAATATCACCAAATCTATATTTAATATTTTCTTCAGATTGACCATTTTTAATAAAGCTACCAATTACTATATTATCATCGAACTTAACAACTAGTTTTGCATCGATCTCCAAATATTGGGTTAATAAGTATTCAATATCCTGTACTTGTGAAAATTTCAAATCAACTTTCCTCCTTTCCATAAAACTAAGCAAATACCGCAAATATCTGCTCACAGTAATTATAGCACTCGGAGGATTAAAACGCATACATAGAAAGGAAAATAATGGAAACAACAATCATAAACGGGCGCAAAGTTCGAGTGTTGCCAACGACTGTTGGACAAATATATCATGATTTAATCAAACGAGAAAATCGTGGAGTAGTAGTCTTTGAAACTTGGCAACGTCCAGATGGAAGTCTTTATATGACTTCACGCAAAAAGAATAAGCAAGAGCTTGCTACTGATAAAGCTGCAATGCTTAACGAATGTATTTCAGACTGGAAAAAAGTTTGGAACTAAAAAAGCCCGCACTGGCATGCGGACTAAGACGTGATACATCTTTATATATTTTTATATCTAGATTATATCACGTTTCAACAAAAATAGGAAACGGAGAACATTAAATGACCGAAGAAAAGCCAAGATTTAGTTTTTCTGATATTAGAACTTTTCAGGAATGTCCTTTTAGATTAAGGGAAAGAAAAGTAAAAAGATATATGGAATCTCCTACAGAAGCCATGCTAGTTGGCTCTTATGCTCATGCAATGCTTGAGGGAGATAAAAGCACCGATGATTTTATCCAAGAGCATTCTGTGGATATGATGGGAAATATTGGTAAGAAAAACCAAGGCATTAAAAAAGTTTTTAAAGATATTGTGATGGCGGTTAATGAAGTCAAAAAGACTGAAACTTATCAGTCTTTCGATACTTTACATACTCATAAAGAACTTTATATCAGAGCTGATTATGATGATTTTGTGATTAGTGGAAGAATTGATGTCTTAAGGTTTGACCATGAAAACAAAACGATTGAAATCATCGACTGGAAAACTGCCGCAAGCTTTGAAGATATATTTGATAAAAATATCAGAGCTTATTTGGAATGGTACAGCCATTATAGGGAGCAACTAGCTTTATACGCATGGTTAGTTGCTCAAGAATTCTCTGATTATATGAAACTAGATTATACAGTGGTAGGGAAAATTGTAGGTTTTACCAAGAAACTTCCAGTAAACATTAAGACAATTACAATGGATTTTGGAAAACTTGCTGATATTTCAGATAAAATTCTTGTTCAAACTGTGTTATCTGAGTTAGATAATATCGCTCATAATATTGAGCATGAGGGAATGGATGGATACTTTTGTCATAATTGCGACTGCTGTATCCAAAATAAAAAATACGAAGAATTAGAGGTAGAAGTATGGTAATGCAAATTAAACCTGCAGGGACTAGAAGCCCTAAACTGACACGAGTCCTTATTTCAGGAGGCGGGCTTTCAGGAAAAACGACACTAGCGGCTAAGTTTGCCAGTAGTAATGATAGAGCCTTATTTATTAGTACTGACGGGAATGCATACAAACAAGGGTATCAAGCGATAGATTTTGAGTTTCCACAAAAGGCCGAACAAATCATCACAAACTTTACTCAAGCATTAAATATGGCAGAACAAAATGCTGAAAGCTGGGATGTCCTTGTAATTGATTTGATTGAAGATTTTGACGAACGGGCCCAAACCTTATTGCGTGGCGAACTTAATAATTTTAAATCGACAATGAAAGCATGGGGTAAAATCAACAGTTTGTATAAGGATATGCAAAGTTTAATGATGAGCAAGTTCCATGACAAGACAATTGTTTTGCTTAGTCGAGATGTTGAAGAAATTGACCAAAAATCAGGCGAAGTTATTGGATATAAGCCCGCTTTAAGAAAATCTCTCAAAAATATCATTCTAAAAGACCAGGATGTGGAAATTCGAGCTTATTTTGATAGAAGCGGTAATCGTCAATTTGATATTTCTAATTTAAGGTATGAAGAAATGAAAGGGATGCTTCAACAAATTATTGCTAAACCGTTTGAGATTCCTCAACCTGCCATTGACCCAAAAGAGCAACAAGAATCAAAGGAAAAAGCTAATAAATTAAAAGCACAATATGATAAAGCTTTTGCGGCTGCAGCATCTCATAATGCAAGTGATAAAGATATTGAGTATTGGAAAAATATGGAACCGTCAGAAGCGATTATGTCTATTGCCGATTGGATTCGAATTAAAGAATCCGCTCAGTCAGTCGTTGATGAAGAAGAACTAATTGTGGATGAATTATTTCCAGTAGGTCAAAACTAAACCTATGAGCAAACTGCAGTCCTCACTAATCCTGAGCAGTAGAATTAGAAATAATTCAACTTTAAGCAAGACTACCTTGGGCGGTAGTACTCGTATTTAGTCAGCCTGAGCAAGCTTTCAACTGCTCCCGCTTTTGCGGTAGGAGGTCAAGATGATCTATGACGAATACATGATAAAACGAATCATGGAAAAATATGATTGCGATTACGACACAGCAGTAGAGCTGCTTAATGATATTGAATAAATCTATAGGAAGGAGAACGTGTGGCAGATAAAAGATATTACTGGTTCAAAATGGAACAAAGTTTTTTTGAACAGAAAGAAATCAAATATCTTAGAAGACTTCCTGGCGGTGATACTTACACGATTATATATTTAAAACTCATTTTGAAAAGCTTAGAAAATGATGGAAAAATATATTACGAAAATATCGGTGATGATTATTCTCAAGAATGGCCATTAGAAATCGAAGAAGATGAAAAAGCAGTCAGTTTCTTAGTAGCATTTTTAATTAATAAAGGTTTAATGATTGATTGTGGTTTTGATGAATTTGAAATCACTAAAACAAAATCATTGGTTGGTTCTGAAACAGCATCAGCAGAGCGCAAACGCAGACAGCGAGAGCGTGAAAGGGAACTTTTACAATTTAAGGATGTGACCGATTCACAAAAAAACGTGACATTGTCACAGGTGGGTCACATAGAGTCAGAGATAGAGATAGAGAAAGAGATAGAAAAAGAAGTAGAAGCAAGCACAGCTACTTCAACAAAATCTAATTGAACTTTATCAAACAAACTTTGGAATAGTAAAACCAATTCTTTATGATGATTTGAAAGCTGATTTAGAAGATTATGGTCTTGAGTTAATCATTGAAGCTGTCAAACGAGCGATAAAAAGACAACGTGAGTACGCCTATGCACAAGGCATTCTAAAATCTTGGAATCGTTCAGGAATAAAAACACTTGAGCAGGCAAAAGCTGAGGAAGTGAGCTTTCAAAATAAATCTCAAACCAACCAGAATAAATTTCAGCAGCAAAAGCCAGTCAAAAAAGCTCCTGGATGGACTGATGAGGGTAGATTAATTAAAGCTGGTGTTGATACAACTGGAATGACTCAAAACGAAATGTACAAACTAGTTGGGGAAATGGGGTTACGTAATGGATGACCTCAGAAAGTATTATCTTGAACTTGCTAGTAGAGTCTGTGAGGGAATCACTCCAGACCATTACGACAGATGGATTAAATGGGCTAAGGAAAATGGATTACTGATAAGCCCATGGATGTTCATTTCATCAATAACTAGTTTGAGTGTCGCAGAAGTATCAAAGCGTATCTTACCTTGGCACATGGAATACGGAAAACGTGTCGAGGATGAGTACGAAAAAATAAAAATCGTTTAAAAAGGTCAATATATGAAATTTGAATTTAACTTTCTCAGAAAAGAAATGATAAATGAGAATGATAATAAAGGCACAACTTATGGTTCAAGAATTGCTGCCAATAACACTAAACAGCGTTTAAGACGGATTGCATGTCGAACAGCTCATGAATGGCTAGACCAGTCAGACGAAGTATTTGAGCAATTCCATGAGAAACACCGTTGCGATGTATTTGTCGTAATTTATCCACCCAAACGCTTTAAATATGATCCACCAAATTATGAACCAACTTCTAAAGCATTAATAGATGGACTGACAGATGCTGGAATTTGGAATGATGATAATTACAACGTTATTCGCAGAACAAGTTTTGAACATGGCGGTCTTTCTGGAGATACAAAGACCTGGAAAGTAGAGTTAGTAGTGAAAGAACTGACAGAATAGCTCTAATTCATGAAAATTACGGTTACATTGAGTGCTTAAACTGTTTCATGGATAATTTATCACGAACAAGCTGAAAGCGCTTAGAAGCTAAAATATGAGGTGTTAGTATGACAACGCAAAAAGAAAAAAATGTCCTAGATTTTAAAGATAAGGATATCTTGAAGAATCATAAAGTCGCTGACAAAGACGACGAATGGTTTCATGAGCAATGGAAAAATAAACTAAGTGGATTGAATGAGGCAGGAGATGGCAAGATTAGAAAAAATTTATGATGTATATTTCAATGGGATAAAAAAGGGAACTGGTACAAAAAAAGAGCTTTCAAAAATGCTTCTTGTTTCACCTCATTCAGTCGATGGTTGGGTTAAAAATGGTATGGCTAATTCTTCGAAAAAGAACGCAGTCAAAGTTGCCATTGTAAATGAAAAAGCGATGATGGAAAAATATCCTGGTTGGAAGCCCTATGGTGGTTCAAAATCTAAGATTTCTGATGAAATAACCGATCGTGAGCGAAGAAAGCACGAAACAAAAGAAGAACGTAGGTTGCGAAGAAATATCAGAGCGCAAATGGCAATCGAAAACTCAAGAAAAGACGACAGCGTCTTTAAATAAAGGAAAGAACAAACAATGAATAAAAAATAATCACAACAGCAGTAGTCGCAGCAGGAATCTTTGGTTCAGCAACTTTTGGGGCTTATGCAGCTAATGCATGGGCAGGACATCAAAATATGGTCGCTGTGCAACAGAATATCTCTATCTTGAATCAACGCTTGCTAGACCGAAACGAGCAGCTTAAACAGGCTAATAATAGCTCACAGCAATATTCAGACCAACTGAATCAATTGAACAACCAAATCAACCAGTTGAAAGACCAAATCAATCAAGATAACTCAAATTTGCAAAATCAAGCTGCTAGCTATCAAAATCAACTGAACGCACTCAATCAGCAAAAAGAAGAAGTCGCTAGACAATTGAATCAAGCGAACCAAGATAAGGCGAAGATGGCGCAACAGATTAGTGATTTGAACTCAAAGCTAACTGCCGCTCAACAAAAGACTGACGAGTTATCTCAGGCTGTGACTGATGCACAACAGACTAAAGACTTGTCAGACGATGCTGTCAATGCGACGAAGTGAGGGATGAGATGAAGTGTAAAAATTGCAACAAAGAAATTGAATATGTAAATTGTCACTATTTTGATCAGAGAGTTGACCCAGTAAGCTTAGGAGCTTATGAAAGTGAAGAATATTATCAAGCTGAAATAAAAGGCGGTGGTGAAGAGGCTTATTATATCAATGTTCCTACTTTTATTACTGCTCTTGAATTCACTGACTCAATTCCTGATTTAGTAGATAGTATCTCTTGTCCTGAATGTGATGAATTTCCATTCAATAGCCCTGGAGTCGATCTTTACAACGAAACCGTTGATATGGTTTTTATGGGAGAGGAGCAGCTAGATGAAACTAAAATTAAATGACTGCATAATTACTTCAATAGAAGGTGGCAGTGTTGATGTCTCTCCGAATTGCCCTACATGTTGGGGTGGCGAAGAATGGGTTGATTATATTGAAGTTGAGTTCGCTGAAGGTGAATCTGTAACATACAACGAAGTATCAATGACTAAGTTTTTGGATTGGATATTTACTTCAATTGAAACTGGTGAAATATTAAAAATTACTAGACGGATGTTTGATGAAAAAATGGAAGAACTTGAGGAAAATTAGATGACAGTTGAAAGTTTACTAAAAGTAATGCAAAAAGGAACAGATGTAATTCTGAAAGATAAGTCTGAAAAAGAATTACTCCGATTTAGTCAAGGTAATGACCTTAACGCAGTTTCATTTGAATATTTAAATCGAAAAATACTTGTTTTAGAACCCCATGGAAATAGTTTTACTGCTGTCTTGGAGGATTCAAAATGAAACTAAGCGAGATTGAAGCGGTAAGTCCAGAAGATTTTGTGGTTTTTGAGGATGATACAGCGTATAGTTACACAATTGATAGAGGGTGCAGGGAAAACGCTATAGAAGTTGATGATTTTCCTAAACTTTATACAGCAGAGCAAATGCAAGAGTACGCTAAAGCAAATTGTTGGGAGTTGATTAACTGGTATGTTGAAACTACTGGTGACGTTAACCACGCAGCAGAAATGAAAATATGGATGGATGATGAATTTGGAGGACACGAAAAATGACTAAGTTTGAAGAAGAATTAAGTAGTTTACCAGTTTCGAAAAGTACAAATTATACAGAGTACTGGAATAAAGCTCAACTACTAACGGTATTCAAAGATTGGCAACCACAGCAAGCCCTGCCAGTCGTGCCTGAGCGTGTGGCAGGAGCTATTGAAAGTATACCGGACCATTACTCAGCGTTCGAAGCTATCGACTTAATTAAATCAAAAGTTGAGGTTTTTACCGAAGAAAATAAAGATTGGCTACAAGTCTACAACTGGCTTTGTGAGGGTATTGATAATCAAGATACTTTCGCTCTAGCTTTTATCACTCGCAAATATGAAGTCGAAAAACCGCAGCTGTTCTATTTGAAGCACATTGATATGAGTAAACGGAACTCAATTAATGATTTATATCTAAAAAAATATATCCATGCTGATTTAACTGAAACTGGAGAGCATAGACTTTCTCACGCTATGTCAGCTAAAGGTATGTACCCACCAAAAGACTACTGTGCCTTCACCCAGAAAGAAATCGACAGCATGCAAACTGGGAGCTATGAGCTTGTGCCTGTGGAGGACGGAGAATGAGCCTAGAATTAGTAGGAAAACCTAAACTTTTAAGTAAACGAGAACTTGAACTCCAAGAAGTTAAATATATATATTCATTACGTGCTGAAAGAGACGAACTCCAAGAACAGCTTAACACTGCGAAAAAGGCACTGACAGAAATAGCTGGTGGTCATACAGTTGAAGACGCAATATTTAATTATCAACTTATTGCAAGTAAAGCACTCGCAGCGATTGGAGGGGATAAATGAAAGCTTGGATAATTAGCAACCCTTGGGATGATGAGGGACGACAAGCTCTTACCTTTTCAGATACACGAAATGAAGCAAAAAGTCATGCTGGTTGGTTTGATAATGAGTATGATTGGATTGGTTTAAGAGCGATTCGTGCAAAAACATTTGATGATATGGAAAATCTATCAGAAAAAGAACTAATGCGTATGCAATGGCATGAGGATTGGTGGTTTGAATATGGCAATGACCGATTACCTCATTTTGATGAAGAGGGAGTAACCGAACAAACTTTTGATGATTGGTGGAGTCGAACTTATGGAAATGAAGGGAGCGGCGATGGACAATAAAAGAATTTCTGAAATCGTTGAAGAAGAAATGATGAAGCAAGATGCAAACAGATATCGTGATATGAGGAAAACTCTCACGATTCCGAAAAGCATTGCGGATATTATCGATGGTTATTGTAAGCATAACTTCACAGCTGATAGGTTGATTATGATGGCTTACAGAGATTACCAGGAATTTAATGATTGGATTATAAAAGACTGGGTTAAAAATGACAATATTGCCAGAGCCTACCTCGCAGGCAAAGCCCTCGGAGTTGATTTAGTGAAAGTGGTGGAGGGATGAAAACAGAGGAAATAGTACAAAACTACCAAATAAAGTTGTTAAAGATTATATTCAAAGAAATTGATAATCTGATGACGAAAAAAGAAAATGCGGATATTAACGCACAAAAATTTGCTAAAAGTAGTAACACAGTGAACACATCAGCATATTGGAAATCAGTAGGAAATGCAGAGTTTTACATTAAAGAGATTTACCAAAAGTTGAGCGCCTTAGCAGAAATTGATAGACTTTTTCATTGGTCCGATCGTTTACATCAAGAACAATTAAAATTTGTTAGTAAATATCCCAAAGTTATGGAAAAATACAGACAAACTAATATCGCTGGTCAATGACTGGTGGGGAGGGATTGAATGAATCCAAGAATAAGTGAGCTGTTTGATAGGCTTACAGAGATTGACGAAACATTAAAGTTCTTAGACCCAAAGAAAGGCGAAGATTTTTGCCTATGGATATATTTTTTAGAATCAAGAGATATCGTTTGTATGTCTATAAGACGAATAAGTAAAAATATAAACCCACAGATTCCAGAACCTTGGGCTAGTACGACAGCTGATGAGATTATTAAAGGGTTAGGAGTATATAAATGAAACTTTTGTGTAAGCTGTTCGGGCATAAGTGGTCTGAACGAAGATATATCGAAGAACCTTTTGTTAATGGGTATAAAGCACTGCCATATAAGAGATGCTTGAGATGTAGTGAGTTCGCATGGGATTTCAACCGCTCAGACCTTGACGAGTCAGAGAACGTGTTACCTGAAAAATGGCTTGATAAACATATGGATTGAACGCAAAAAAAGCCCAAGCTGACCAAGCTTGAGCGAAATACTGAAGATTACTTCGATTTTTATTTTTAGTCATTAACATTATAGCACACATAAC